TTTTTCCTCCCTTTTGAAAGGGTATTTGGCGGGGCTTTTCTGCTAATGTGAGTATTTGCTCAATCGTAAGATTAAGGTCTGAAACCAATAAAGGAATACAAAACCGAGCATTTCCTCTTCCATCAGAAGACGACATATTAACAGTATTGGGAACTCTTCGTAATCGGGTTGTTTGGCCTACTCTTTCATCAAGAGTTATATCTTTACCTACTTTTAAAATCAAATACTCTTTAATTTCTCTAAAGAGCGTTTGAACATTTCTCATATTATCTGTTTTTTCTCCGAATAAAAATAAATGGAATCCTCTTCCAGAAAAGAAAAGAGTGTATTGGTAATCTTTTTCAATTACATAATTCATTACTGTTTTAACATCACGCCATGCTTTATCTAAATCTTCTTCGTGGGCATCAAAGTCTAAAAAGATTCTATCTATTATTACAGTAGAATCAATTTTAGCATTTTCACTAAATTGACCAAAATCATAAACCGTTGTATATACATTAGTTTTATTGTTTTGAGCATTTACAAAATCAATATATTCATTCTTCGTGAACACTATCTTCCTTCTCATCTGTGGAGCGTTCTTGATGTGACTCCCCGCCCATACTTCTCTCGGAAACTTCATTTTTATTACCTCCAAAATTAATTGTAGCATTACCTAACATATTTTTAATAGTTCCAGCAACATCTGATTGTATTTGTATCATAGCAATTTCTCTCATAATATCTTCAAAAGCCCTACCAATATGAGATTCGTTTATCTTCACTTCTCGGACTAATTGAAACCTACTCATAAAATCCATTTCTATAAATAGGTCATTTGATAGAGTTTCTATTGTAGATTTTAGATTAGAAATTTCATTGAAAGTCCATTCTCTACTTCTAACTTTTTGTTCAATATCTTCTTTCATTTCTTCACCTTAAATTTATTATTTCTTGCAATTTGACAACAAAGCCGAATCTTTTGTGTGGATTCTAAATTCCAAAAAGCATCATCTTCCCAACCAAATTTATGTTCAATATATCTGCATAGTTCTTTTCTTGACATAGATTCAAAATCATCATCAATAGGCGTTCCTAATATATCTCCCGTTTCGTGTTTTAGAAATTTATCTAAAATTACATATACAGTTCCCATTACTTTTATTGTTTTTCTAATCATCCATTGTATCATATATATCACAACCAACTATCTTCTTGAGCCCCTTCACAAATACCAAAATAAGAACAGTATTGAGAACAGGTCTTAAAGAAAAACGAAACTGGAAACTGTTCGTTTTCATAAGACCATATCATTTTAGCAATAGTTTTGAGAACAGAAGTCATTGAGGCTTGCTTTACTTTTTCTGCATAAACATAGTTAGAAGCAGGATAATACCAACCCCAATGGGTGACTTTCATATCTTTAGTTAGGCCATGTTTTTCTAAAACTTCTTCGGGAGAGTTTTCAATCATAAGTTGATAGAAAGCCATTTCTTTCCTCATATCGCTTTTCTTACTATCTTTCCATCCACCTGTTTTATACTCAAATGGAATTAAACCACCATTCTCAATAAACACCCTATCAATAATTCCTTGAAGATGAACTACATAATCCCTTGAGAGTTTATACTTGGGGTTAGTATCTGCCCTAACTGTAAATTCACAATCAAAAAGTTCTTCATTAATTATTGGTAGGTATTCTTCAACTTTATCTTCTGATACTGATTCAATAAACCTTTGAGCCTCAAAAGCAGCGACATTTAATGAAACATCAAAGTATTCGTCTACTGGCATCAATGATGTGCAGTATTCCATAATTTCTGAATTATTCATTTTTCTTGCCTTTTGTATCTCAAAATCCTTAAAGAAATTCTCTCTATGATTATGTAGAATAGTTCCTTTACGCATGGCTTCTGTTTGGTCTTGAGGTAATCTTTGCGGATAGGCAAAGTCATACTTTTTAGGACACCAAAGATAACTCATCATTGAAGATTTTGTAATCTTCAAAATAGGTTTTGATGGGTCATCATAATTTTCGGGTTTCCAATCATATGTATATTCTTTCATTGTTTTCAATCTTGCTTCATATTTTTCATCTATATTCATTTTTATTCACCTTACATGATATGAACAACTTAGTTCATTTGGCATTCTCCAATTTTTACATCTATTGTTTCTATTGTTTGTAGAAACGCATCTAAAAATAGATGGAGGAGTCTCAGTTCTACATTTTCCGCAAATTATTATTTTGCCTAAACAACGAGATTTAGGTCTTAAATTGAATCGGCTTTCACACATTTCGCACAGTTCGCTAACCATTAGAACCACTCCGTTAGTGAGGTTTGAATCCTACCGCTTCTAATACTTGAAATATCCCATCCCATAGATTCGTAAATAGGCTTTGCTTTCTTTAGAACCTGTTCCGCATAGTGTTCCCAATCGGGAGTATAATTATCAAAATCAGTATTGATGTTTCCTGCCATATATTCCACTTCTCTTTTTTCTTTTGTTAAAGGATGGGTATAGTAATCATTTACTCCCTTTACCTTAAGGAATAGATAAGAGTCATCAAAAGAAATATTTTTCTTTTGCCAGCAATATAAAACTCCTGCAATACCCGAACCGATTGATGGTTTCTTCTGTTCTATCGTTAAGAAGTTAGATACTCCATTACCACACTTATGGGTTCCTGCTCTACCTTCATTTTCTCCACAAACATTCAGTTCAGTAATATCATTCAAGTGATATTTTCTTTTACACTTTTGACATTGAACCATGAATCTTGCTTCTTTAAGACGACTTCTTTTAATAAGAAGCGTTTTGTCAATCTTTCCTTGAAGAACTTCATTATACATAGAATGCAAATACTTCGTTATTTCAGCCATGCTTTTATTGTTCACCCAAAGTTTGAGTGTTTCAGTTTGAACTTCTTTTTCTAATTGGGTCACACTTACTCTTTTAGCAGTAAAACCCGTCATTGTAAATTTAGGTTCATCGAGCCATACTCCATCTTCCCAAGTTATCATACCTGCATTTCTATTCTTTGTTGTTCCTACACCTAAAGCAGAATAGTATTTTTCAAATTCAAGAACTACGGGGTGTTGCTCTAAACCAAGAATATTTGGAAAATGTTCTCTAACACTTGCTTCTATTTCTTTAATACAGTTTTGGGCTTTTTCAACAGAATCAATCTGAACATAGATTGAGTCTGTATGCCCATAAACTACTTTCATGACATTCCCACCATTGTAGGAGCATAAATATCATTTATGATATAAAGCCCTTCTTTTCTAAGATGTTCTTGTATCTCATGTATTGCTCTTGCGAGTTTTCTGTTGTCTGTTTGATACAAAACATCTAAGTCGTTTTCTAATCCTTTAATTTTTATTTCTAATTCTTCAATTTTCTTTTTCATTTGTTCAGCATTCATAATACCACCGTCACTATTGTTATAATTGTAATAATATTAACTATATTTACCATCATTAGTATTCTATTTGATTTTGCTATCATATTCAATAACTCCTCAAGTAATTCATTTGTTTTATCCATCATCATTTCTATCCACTTCTTCTGCAAATTTAATATCTATAATTTTAGCATGACGCTTCAAATTGTTCATCATTTGAAATATTTCATTTACTTCTTGTAAAGTTATATCCCAAGTTTCTTCTGTATCGTATGTCACTTCTACGGTCACATATTTAGTCATCATATTAATTTCCTCCTGTAATGTCCTTCCTTTACTTTTTCTACATTAGGTAGTCTTGTGACCAACCAACCAATAGCAGAAGCAGTTCCAATACTTGCAGAAGCCCCATGTTTATGTATGATTTTATCTAATATCATACTTGATGTAAATATCTCACCATTGGTAGAATTTACTGCTTCTATTATCCATCTTCTAAATATTTTATTCATTTCTTTTCCTCCACATTTTTACCTTATTAAAACAGTTTAAACAGATGTTCTCAATGGGATGAAGTGCAGATACTTGTTTTTTACACATTCTACATTTCATTCAAATTCCTCCCAATCAGATTCATCCCAAACTTTGTTGTAATTATATTGTTTATGTAAAATGGATTTTGATTCTTCTGAAATCTCCATTTTTTCATAAGAATAATAATCTCTATAATCATCTTCACCTAAAAATTCTATGAGTTTTACCCAAGTAATTTTGCCACTTTTAGAAGTAAGTTTTGCTATTTTATTTGTCTGCTTATCGTCAAACCAATCAGTAGTGGCTACATAAGTTCGGGGTGGGCAATCTTGTATTCTTGATAAGTCTCCCCAACTTCCATCAATATAAGAAAAGTCTTTGTTAAAAATCAACTGGGCTTGCTTATATTCACTTAACAATTTATTATATTCTAAGTTTAACTCCTTAAGTTTCCTTTGTTTTTCTTCAAAAGTTATGTTGAAAATTTTTCTAAATAAAATAGGATATACAGAATTAAAAATGTAAATAGGATTAGTCATTTCTTCTTCTTTCCAATCACTGATTTTGAACTCAATCATATTTTTACCATATATTTTCTTTTTATCTTTTGAAGATTCAGATGTGTCGCAAACTTCTATCGCAACATATCTATCTTTATTCCATTTTATTAGAATATCTGGTCTTAATCCTAAGAAAGATTTTTCCATGTATATTTTAGCACCATTTAATAAATATTCGTCTAATTGAAGAATTTCAAAAATCAATTCTTTAATGTAAAGATGTTTTTGTCCTTCTCCACTACAAGAATAGTCTGATTTATGGGCAAAGTGATGTTGTTTTATTTCGCCTTTTTTCGGTATCATAATACCGTTGCATTCTAAACACTGATATTCTTTTCCTCTAAGGGCATTATTGATAGTTATTCTATCATGACTATCCAATGCTACCCAAAATTGAACGGTCAAGATTCCATCTCCTTTGCCTTAAATGCGGCTAACCTAATAGCCTCTCTTGCACTCGCAGTAATTGATGAGGCTAAATCAACATCAGCCCATCCAAATCCTTGAAAAGCAACAATACCATAAAAAGATGCCATTAGTCTTTTTACTGCCATTTGATTATTATACCATTTTTGGTATTCCCCAGTATTATTTTCTCTTGCTTCTTTCATCAGACGCTTATATTCATTTCTTAATTCTTTCAATTCCAATACTGCTCTTGGCAAAAGACCTAATTTATCTGTTTTATAGTAAAGCATTTTTTCTCTACTTATCTCGCTAAAATCTCTTGGTGTAGCAATATTTACACCAAATTCAGTAGGTTCTTCGGATTTGGTTTCCCAAGAAATATTTCTTGCAATCATCATAGAAGGATATAGACCTGCGAAATCAAAAGCAGCGACATTAAGATGTAACCCATTAGTATTTTCACTTAACGGGTCGTAAATCATAGCCCCATCATAATCCTTTCTTTCTACGCTTTTATCTCCTGTTGGTGCTTTCCACCAAGCATTTCTCATAAAGTAAATACTACCCATATGAGAAGCATAGAAACAAGCATCAAATGGTGCTTTTAGTAGTCTTTGTAGAGATATAACTGCTTCACTACAATAATTAGTTTCATCTATTCTAACTAATAATTCTACATCAACTAAAGCATACTCAAGATACACTTCTGTATCTTCTAACCAAGCCCTACGAAAGAATTCATTCTTATCTGTAAATTTACTTTCTTTTACTTTACCTTCCCCAAATAATAATTGAGAAACATATTCCAAAGACAAAGAAGGTAATGTTCCTCTTTGAGAATCATTCCATTGTCTTTCAAAAGCCAAATCAAGAGAAAGAGTTATGCGGCCTCCAATTGGTTGTTCTATTGGCGAGAATCCCTTTTCACCATATGCGAATTTGAAGCCCTCCTTCGCCTTAGAAATGCCCTTAATTGATGCAATAGGAGACATTATGCGAGGGTCTAATCCTAAAGCACAGGCTCTTTTAATCAAATGAGGCAAATCGAATCTTTGTCCGAACCAAGCAATTAGCATATCGGGGTCTTTAGTAAGCATTGTTCTCATGAAGTTTTCAAGCATATCTTTTTCATTACTGAAAATATACCTAACCCCTGTATCAAATACAGTATCTAATGGTTTATCATTAGGAAACCATACCCATTGGTAATACTTTTTATCATAATTATCATACATTACGATAGTAGTAATACAATCGTGATATTCTCCGCCTTGTTGCCATTCCATATCCCAATACCATTTTCTTAAATCGTATTCGGGCATTTCATGAATATTATCAACTGCATATCTAAAGTGATAAGGAACATCTGCTTCATAAGTTTGCTTAAACAAATCTTTTGCTTTTCTTAAATCAAAAGAATTTTCTACGATAACTTTCTTTAATGGTTCTTTATCAAGATTTACAAAATCGCCTTTAATATATTCAAAATCTCTTGTAATGTATTTAGAAGGAGAATAAGAAGGAATTTCCTCTTGGCTATCCAATATATAGAAATAAGGACTGAAAGGCACAATATTAAATTGTTTCTCTCCATTCTCTCTCCATGATAAAAAGATACTTTTACCATCATCACATTTGCTAATAATCATCAATTACCACCGACATAAGGGGCTTTCAAAACTAACCTATCATTTGCTACGATTAACATAGGGAACTCATCTTTTACATAGAAGTTTAACATTTGGTCTTTCTCAAAGAAAGAATACAATGGAGAACTAAAGTCCAGTGTTGCTGAATCTCCTGTTAAAAATGTAGGAGTAATACTCTCTTCATAAGAAGTAGTTGCGTTTGTAGTTGAAGTAATCTTAACTACTCCCTCATGGAAGTTAAGATTGTAAATACCCGACTTTACTAATTCGGCATTCTTAATACAACCTTTGAAAACATTTTGACTAAGAGTAAATGCTCCTTCAAAGTTAGAATTACCAAATGCAAACATTGTTTGTGGGTTTGGTTCATATCTAACATGATTGGTCATTTGGATTAGTCTTTGTAATGCATCGTTAGATGGGTGTTCTACAAGTTTAGGCACATTGGCTTTCTTTGTGCCACTTGACATTGATATGTAATCACCTACGACAACATTTACTATATCGCCAAATGATTTCAAATAAGGCAGAATAAGAGAAGAATCGGCAACAAAACTACCGTTCTCTCCTTCTTCTACCTGCAAAGTAATCTTTAGCATAAAGGTAGAGTCACCATTGTATAATGATAGAGTATTTTCATAGATATGAGCGTAAAAGATACTCCCAAAATTACTACTACTGAATCCATTATTTGTTAGATGCTTACCTTTTACTTGTAGGCTTTCTAATGCTTCTTTTAGTTCGTTGCTATTTACATTAAACTTCATATTTTTTCACCTTTTACTAACCAAGCACTAACTCCAAATACAGGATTAGCACCGTAAATAACCCAACCAAACCAACAACGGTCATTGGAGGTTTCGTAATCTTTAATTTCTTTATTAGACCAACGAGTTAAACAGGGGCGATAATAAACTTTATCGCCAGTTTCTTCTTCCTCTTCTAAGAAAGTCAATTCACCCAAATTCTCATGAGAAGGTAATTTATCACTTAATCTCATACCTTACCATCTCGCAATTCGGGAATACCATTCCAATTTACATTTCCATTTTTTATTTCTAAAGATTCCCAAACCTTTCCTACGAGTTCGGTATTTGTTTTACTGCTAAGTAGTTCAGCCTTATAGACCACATCTCCTTTACGGAGTGTTCTTCTTGTTGTAATAATCTGATGCAAGTAATC